ATCCTCTTACGGTATCCCTAGAAACCTCATCGCTGACAACAGGCTCAACTGTGAGATCACGAACTCTTACCGCATTAGCAGAACCTGTTGGAGTTGGGTCAGTGCCATAGCTTGATTCTTTCTTAAGTAAGATTGTTCGCTTGCGATAAAGTTTTGGCATTGCTCAAGGTGTCTAAGACAGATAACCCTATATTAAAGGGTAATTGATAAGAAGTAATAATTATTGGGTTAAATCGTCAACGTCAGTTCTATACCTAATAACCCAGTTAGTACTAATTAATCCAGCCGGTTGATCAGAGTCGATCATTTGGAAATCTACTCCCACGGGCTGAACATCTATTGCGTGACCATTCAACGTCAAATCAGCGCACATTTTAGAGTGAAGAGATTCGACAATTGGATCTGCAACCTCATCAGGACTACTTGTAGTAGTACCTCTAGCTATAACCGCAATTCTGACCTGCATTGACCAATCAAGCGTAGGCAACGAAGTTCCCTGAGTAGCCTGATCAGAAACAGGTTCAACTACTATTGCAGGAGACTCACCACGGGTTAAAGGAACAACACGAGAGCGATAAATGCGAGTCGAAACATTTGTAGTCCCAGCTAGGACTGTCATGATTCGATCTAAAATATGTTCTCTTTTAGTAGTCATGTTAGGTCTTCTGTAACGAAATCATTACCTCTAACCCATCATTCATACTCCTTGTTTCTCTAACTGTATAGTCGATATCTGCAACAGTAATTGAATCATTAGCAACTAAAGCACCAAAATCAGAAGCCTTTGTTCTCAGCGTGTAGTCAGTAAATAAGACCATTCCATCCGCTATCACTTGAGTAGGTTCGGAAAGAATCCCGTTGGCAGTCTTGCCGCTAGCCGTACAGCTAACAGCAAAAGGACTGTCCAACATTGTGTCTATATCGTCTGAGAAAGACACCTAATTAATTAGTACTTAGAAGAAACAAGAGCTGTCACGCATAAAGCACCTGCGCCTGTTCCACCTGCAACAGTTGTAGAAACCTTGATGTAACGTTCCAAAGTAGAAACGTTCAAGTAGATCTTCTCAAACTTTGCGGAGTTGGCTCCTGTGGTTGTGAAAGCACCATCTGTAACATCAGAGTAAGTACCACCAGAAGTGGAACATTCAGTGATTTTAACAGCGTAAGTAATTCCAGATCCACCAGCTTCTGCTGACAGAATAAATGCTGCTGATCCTTCATAACCTTTAAGGTCAATTGCAGATCCGACGCCTGTTGCAGCAACAACATCGTTTGGCAGTAGGTCTAGGGCTGTTGTTTTAGACCCTAAGTTTTGAATGGTCATTCTTCGAGTTCCTCAAGGGGTGAAGGAGAAGGTTTTTTAATTTTAGGAGTTGTCTTTTTCTTTACAGGTTTCGTCTGAACTTCACAGACTACAGCTTCTTTTGCTTTACCCATTCCAAAAATCAGCTCTGCATCTTCAGGAGAAGCATCGACTACCTCCCCTGCTGATACATAAGAGCCTTTTAAGTAGAAAGAGCGTATAGCCTCAATCTTCATGCTTAAGCACCAAGACAGAAACTACCAGCATGACGCACAGCAACATCACAGTCTTGTAGAACCCTGATGCGAATAGTGCCACTTGTGCTGTGAGTGTAAGGATCAGCCATGAGATCCAATCCTGACCAGTAGCCAATAATCAAATCAGACCAATTTCCATACCAAACATCTCCAGCTTCCACTTGATTAGAGAGATAAGCAGGATAACCATTAACAGTGTTGTCACCAGTCCAAAGGAATAGACCTGAACCTGTATCTTTTGCACGAACTTTCATGTTTCCACGAATAGTTGCGTTAGTGATGTAGGAAAGATTTCCGACTAATGCGTTTGCTGTTGCAACGTCACTTTCCATACCAACTGCTTCTGCAAAGGTTGGGTTGTTACCAGCACCAAATGCCTGAGCACCAATACCTGCAACATTATGAAGACCGAGAGGCTGATTAGCAGCACCAGTTCCATAAAGAGCAGCTCTGTCTATTTCAAGAGCAATAACAGAAGCAAGATCAGATCTCACCATCTGCTCAACATCTATTGAAGACTGAAGAATTAACTTCCTTGAAATATCGGTATAAGCACCAACTGTACGCGGTATCAAGGAAACTTGAGCGATAGTCTGCTGTGATTCTGTTGGAGAACCTGACTCAGCGACCCAATATGCGGTGGCAGCACCTGACTGTTTTGGAATTGCTAAATTTCCTTCTAGTCCTGTAAGAACTCTCGCACCTGCTTGATTTAAGGCAGAAGCGTTACGAAGCAAATCAATGAAATTTGCAGAATCAAGTTCTGTCTCAACTAAATTACCGCCAGCAGTTGCAGGGGAAGTCTTTAAATCTCTGCGTAATACATCATTTGGAAGTGTAATTCCAGCAGAAGGCTTACCACGTTTAGCAGCAGCAGCTTCAGAAACTTCAATTTCAAATGCAGCCTTTTCTCTAGCGTTACGATCACCAGGATTAGCAAGATAGTTAAGTGCTCTTAAGAAAGAGAAACTTCTAGCTTCTTTTTCAGTTAGGCCAACATCAGCAGATTCAGCTTCTGGCTGAATAGCTTCTGGCTTCCATTCACGAAGAACGGCAGCGTTAAATTCCTCAACGCTACGCTCTTCTCTAATGTACTGATCGCCTAGATCTTTTAGGCCGTACTTTTCTGAAACTGTTTGAATTTCTTGGATGCGGCTACGCTCAGCTTTGATCACTTTTTGAGTGTCAACTTCTGAACGCACCACTTCCAATTCTTTATCAGGAGTAGTGGTCATTTCAACTTGGGGTGGAATGGACGGTGCGACAGAAGCCGCTGAGGAGTCGTTAGAACGATCTTCTCTTACCATAGTATCTATCTTATCGTTATTAGTTGCAGATCTTCCTATACCTATTGAATTATCTGCCCCGATTGCTGTCACCGTAACCTCGTAAGGCTCCCAAGATGTAGCAACAAAATCATCCCCACGTTGCTCCATCTCTTTTATCTGATAACCCACCGAAATATTCCGAATGATGCCATCTTTGATGTCTCTTAAAACAGAAGATGCAAACTCTTCCTTACTAAAACGAACAGAGGCATAACCTCTTTTCTTAGATTCATCAATCCAAGCTTTTTCAACAACCCCAATTACTCTTTCAGCATCATGATTCCAGAGAACAGGAGCACCATCATTTAAACGACCTAGATCAACTGATTTCTTTGAGTGATCTAAGACTTCGTTACCAAAGTAACGCATCACACCCTGTTCTGAACTAAAGGGAAATTCAAGAGTACGTTCTTGTTTCTCAACCTCTCTAACTTCGAGACTTAATTCCCGACGAGCTAGATTTTTTTCATAATCACGTTCCATCTTCTGAATTAGGGGAATTAGATTTATCTTCTACTTTAGTCGAATCTGGCTCAGTATCAAATTTCAGTCCTAATTGCTCTGCCATTTCAATTTCATTTTTACGTGCTGTAAGTAACTCTTCTAAATCACCACCCATTTCGGCAACTACTTGAGCTTGAGTTTTAAAGCCTGACCTGACTGCCATTTGAGCAGATTGCACCTCCTTAATGGGATCAACCCATTGCCATCCAGGGAATAGCCATCTAACTTGTCTATAACGATCAGGATCGAATTGATAATTAGGTAAATCTAAAATGCCACTAAGCACAGCAACTTCGAGCCATTCATCAAAAATAATTTGTAATAAATTATCTTTTAACTGAGCTTGAATAGCCTTAAAAGCCTGTTGATCTTGCAACAAACTTAACCTAGAAGAAGAATAATTAGTCTGACTGTAATCCCTACTAATTGCCTCATAAGAACAACCAACACCACTGGCAAGTGCTCTCAACATGGCCCTAAGAAATGGTTCAAATTGACCATCAGGCGCATCCAAGTTAGGAACATGAACAGATTCACCTTTAGCAAGATAGCGAATCGAACCAGGGCTCATGTCATATACACGCTCTTCATCTTCTATATCATCACCAGATAATTCACCTTCTGGTGATTGTATCCAAGCCATTAACGCTGAACTTGCCCTTGCTCTGACTAATTCAGCCTGTTCATAACCCTGTAAATGATGAAGTCTCTCGATTGCAGACGCTAGCCACGGCACACCTCTAGTTTGCCCTGGTCTCTCAACCTTATAAAGATGAATCACATCTTTAGCTGAGACAATAATATGTCTTTTCTTATTGGCAGGAAGAGTAGAAAACGATGTATCACCAGGATGTCTCGTAAAGAAAGCATAGTTCTGAGGCCTTCCCCACGTATCAACCTCAACACCCATACGCCATTCCCAACCTTTTTTACTACTCTTCCCGTCATAATCCTCATCAAGCATGTCACTTTCTAATACTTCTAAAGCAAAAGGAATAGCAGAACGACCAAATTTTTCACCACGGACAATCCTGATTAAACATTCACCACCTTCAACCATTGAACTAACAGCCGTTCTAGTTATGTCATCCCAGGAAAGTTTTCCCGCAGTATGACAACTATCCTTTCTTCCCCATTGATGCCACGCATGTTCAATCTGCTGATTGATTTTTTGATCTAATTTTCCCCCACGCTGTTTTCTGACCTGCAATTGCAACCTGACTCCTATACCAGTTGTATTGTCAACAATGCAACGGATAGCATTTCGTGCATAATCCACATCACGGATTAATTGCCTACTTCTATTCCTAAGTTTCTTGAGACTGCCCTTGATTTCACTATCAACTGAAGTCGTATTTGTTACCCAATTAGAAGTAAGGCGATTAATATTCGCACCCGCATAAGAACGACGAATAGCAGATGATTTCTTTTGAATTACGGATGGATTTGATTTCCATAATTCACGCCAAGCAGATTGAATACCCATGATTAGAAAAACCTCACGTACATAGCATGTGGATTACCTTTTTGATTAGCCATTTTATCCGCCTTCTGCTCTCTATTAACGATATCTTTCAAGCGATCTCTCCACATTATCAAGTCAGGTATATCAATGCTTTTGAAAGTTCTATCTCCAATCGTGTATTCCTTAGACCTGCCTGTAGTAATCAACCTCAAAGCAGCATCAACGGCTTCTAAATCTTGGACAGCCTGAGATTTTCCATTTAATGCTGGTATTGATGCACCTGTATAGGACAAAGCCTCTGAAACAGTGAACTGTCCAGATCCAATTACATACTTTTCAGCACCTTTAGAAACCTCTGCATTAAAGAACCAATCACCAGCAATAAAACCAGCACTATCTGTAGCACTGATTTCAGTTTGCCAACCTGTTCCATGAGCAGTTGCAGTAGCAGTATGCCCCTCAGTTGGAGTATTTGTTCGCAAGTAATACTTTAAAGTCCATCCATCTGTAGACTGAATAGGATCGCCAAAGGGATCTGAAGTACCATCATCCCTCCATTTAACGGTTGTACCCGCCCTAATTTTGCCTGGAATATTCATAAATAGTACCTACCAATTGTTGACATAATCCCGTCCAGAACGATTACTCTTTGAGTTTAGCTTGTTTTCAGAAGGTTTTTTAGGCTCATTTAAGAGCTTTTTAGCATGATATAACCAAATTTTAGACCTTGGATAGCGTTGATAGAGCAAATTAAGCCCTGCATAAGCGTAAACAAGCTCATCTAAGCGTTCACAAGGTACGCCTGCCTTCTTTACCCAAGTAGGAACAGTAAATCCACTTCTATTTGACTTTAAAATCTGTCTTTCTGCTGTCAATTCTCGGAAATAACTCTCGTCAGTTTCTGAGTGAAAATGTAAATAGCCAGGGCTAGGCCCTTCCTTGTTAAGTTTATTATGCCTTACTCTTCCCATTAGTGCATCTTTACAAGTATCAGAACCAACCATATAAAGAATCACACTGCCCATCAAAGACTTACCTTTTGTATTGATATCAATCCGTTTTCCTCTACTAATAGGTGGTTGACCTCTTGTACTAGCACCCTTAATAGCAACAACACCAAGATTCAAACGAGTCCTGCAATATTGGTAAACAGGCATTGTGGCAAGTCCACCAGAGTCAATTGCTGTAATAGATATTTTCATCTTCACTCCATCTTCTCGAACCCAATCAGCATTAACCAACAAATCTAAAGCCGTCCAAACATCGGCCTGATGAGCATCACCCATCAAAGTTTGATGATCAATCAACCAACCTTCTTCCCCTTCAGCCCATCCCCAAACACTAACGCTAAGTCTTTGATCTTTTGTTCCACCACCACCCTGAACGTCAACACCCATAGTCAATAGAATTACTTTTTGAGGAACAGTTCCAGGCTTATAAGACTCAACACGCTCAAGAAGGCCTTCAGTACTTACAGCACTAACATAATCTTCAGCCCACGTCTCCGAAAGTCTAGTATTGACAAAGGTTTTCAAAGCTGGAGCATCATTTTTACAACGCAACCATTCCTCAACCATTTCTTGCCAACTGAACCAGCCAAGAGGTGAATAAAGTCCTGAAAGATGAAATCCCGCCACCTTTCCATCACCAGGAGCAGTCGGCCTCCATTCTCCTTTTCTTAGAAAACTAGTTTTATGCATCTCAGAAAAACGTTCATGGCATTTTTCACATTCATACGTTGCTGTACTTGGATCTGATTTTTCCCACTTCAACTGGGGCCATTTTAAATATTGATATTCACCACAACAAGGACAAGGGATGTAATAACGACGTTGATCAGATCTTTCAAACTCATTCTCAATCCGTGAAAAATCTTTAACGGTAGGTGTAGAGGTAAGGAGTATCTTCCTTCTTGCAAATGTAGTTGCTCTTTTTTCAGCTAAAGCAACTGGATCACCTTCACCATCCACATCACTGGGAAAAGCATCCACTTCATCGCAGAAAATATAGCGACAAGGAGTTGAACGAAGACCTGTAGCGGAGTTAGCTCCTGTTAAAAGCATCATTCCACCAGGGAAGGCCTTGCTAAACAAGGTGTTACCACTATCCCTGCTTCTAGCTGGTGCGATCCGATCAGACAGAACAGGAGTCTCTTGCAACATGCTTTCTAAACGCTGTTTTGACAGACGTTTCGCCATTTCTACCGTGGGTTGCACCGCAAGCAGAGGCCCAGGCGCGTGATGAATTACATAGCCGAGCCAGTTACTTCCTGCTTCAGTTTTTCCTACCTGACTGCAAAACATTAAAACGACTTTCTGAACAGATGAAGACGTACTTAGACAGTCCATCGGTTCCTTTAGATAAGGAGTCCGACTCGTCCTCCAAGGGCCAGGCTCAGAGCTAGCCCTGCTACTTAACATTCTGTAACGATCTGCCCATGCGCTAACGGTTAAAGGTTGCTCAGGCTTTAGACCTTCTTTAAAAGAATCAAGATAAGAAACAGTCATCAGGCTTCTGCCAACTGCTCAAGATTCGTATGTATTTCATTTCGTAAAATTTTATCAATCGCAGCAGGGTCTGTTTCCCCTGCTAATTGGTTAGCTAAACGGTTAGGCATGTTCAGAAATGCCTCTCTAATAGCCCTGGAGACAGCGAAGAAGTCTTTCTTGACTTGCGCTGCTGGCACAAGCTCTTCCTCCTTCTGAGCCACTTCTATCTCCGCCAACCGAGCCATCAAAAATTCCTTCTTTGCCCTGGAAGTATTGATATCTGGATAGATGACATCCTCATCAGTTGACATCTCTGCTATAATATCTGGCTTTTTTTCGGGTTTTCTTTGAGTGGTGGCGTTGTGAATAGTATTTCCCTCCCATAGCTCTAGACCTAAGTCTTTATTTATGAGTCTTTTGCCGTTGTGGTTAACCACGGCTTTTGCTATGCGACCACTCTTGATGGCTTTCGTAACCGCAGGGCCTGACACCCCTTTTAGTTTCGCGAAGTCTTTAAAAGTAAGAAGCATTTCTTATGTAGTTAACCTATGTTCTGATTTTATATTAACTAAGTTAACCACTTCCCAGCTTCGACGCTAGAAAAAATTTGAGCCTCCC